ATTGAAACCAGTTTCAGGGGGCGCGGCTCCCTTTTCGATGTTCATTAGATTTCCGCTAATGTGATGGGACAACTCCGCCACGCCAACACCGAAAACTGTTCCGATCATCGCCTGAGCACCAAGCTCGCGCATGTAGTCTCCGGGGGATAGAGACTCTTCCCCCTCTAGACCTCGGCGATAGCTGGTGTACCCCGTAGAGAGAGCCCCGGACAACGTGTTGGCTGCTCCTTCTCGGGCTATATTTAATCCTATGCGATTGAACGTGCTAACGGATGCTGCCTCGACTCCCGATAGTGCCTCTGCGGTTTGTGCGAGCTTTGCTCCGAACATTCCGCCCTTTGCGAGCATTCCCGCCGCTACTCCGCCAAGGAGGCCCACGCTCATTTCAAACGGATCGGTCACACCCGCAAGTAAGCTTGCTCCGACCTTTAAAGTATTCGCGCCTAGCGTATCCGGTCCAAACATAGCCGTCCGCTGCAGCTTTTGGCGCTCCTGAAAATTGTCGTATCTGTACTGTGCTACCGCTTCGTTGATGGGTTCTCTAAAAGGCTCGGCCATTCCAGGGTAGCGGCTGTTCGCTTCTTCGGGGGATATAACCCTTGGATTGTCTTTTTCGAGCCCCCTCTCCGCTCGAGATCTAGCGAAGCTCGACCACCAAGAATCATGCTCCGCCAAGTCGTATGCGGCTATTGCAGCTTCTTTTGAGTCTACGTTAGCAAACGCATGAAAGGACTCTATATCCGTTTCAAACGTAGGGTGAGGTATGGGTGGAATTGCAAAAGCTGCGGATTTAAGATCGGTCGCCATTAGTTGAAAAACCTCTGGTACTTACCGCTCCAAGAATCTTTTAACTTCTCATCGGAAATGTCTTTGATATCCTTAAACTTAAACTCCAAATTCTTTTCCTCTTTAGTAGTTACGGGCATCCATTCATTGCGTTTCTTCTTCAGAGGATCGCTTTGCGGGATCACGAACATAACCCCGTCATCAGTGGAATTCCCCACCCACTTCCCCTGTCTAGAAAGCTCATTGTAAAAATTCTCCTCCGAGTTTTGCGTGGACCCCTTAACGCTGCTAAAATCATTAGCAAAACTTGGCGTAATGGACAGTATCGTGTTTAATTTTATGGAGTTCTTCGTTATATCTATGTTCATGCTCTTAAGCATGTTTGGGGTACTGTACTCAGAAAAGAAATATTGCATCGTCTGCCTAGGCACAACTGGTAGTTTTGTGACCCTATCCTGCGGAATAAGTACAGCACTCTTCCCATGGTTCACTTCCGTAAATTGGGACATGACAGCCTCGTGAGCCCTTTGCGCCACTTCGTCGGCACCCATAGAGGGATTTCTAGCTAAAAGTTCGTCGACTGTATTTTTAGCAACCTGATCGTAACTGTTCAAACGAGACGTGGGGCTCCCATCCGGACTCGCTGAGTACATCGCAACACGGTAAGGAGCCAGCATGTTCGATACTTTAATCTGCGCTGTCTTTCGAGTTGTATTAACCGGGTCTGCGGAATCTAACCCAGAAAAAAACTCATTATTTATCTTCTCGCGCTTGATGCCCCCAACCAAGAGTGCCCTGTCTTCAGTGCTAGAATTAGCGACTAGGGCATACTTCTCCATAGTCTTATCTTTACTTGCAGAGGCAATCTCTTTCATAACTCTAGGAAAATACGCTCCATGCTCATACTGGAGCTTATTTAAATAATCTGCTGTCTCCGCATCTGATGGCATCCCTTGGATCATCTTAGCAATCCCTTTAGCTTTATCCACAGGAAGGATTGCTTCTTTCATCCCAAGCATCCGTTGGGTTGCCAACATTTGCTGCGCGTATCTTCCATTGGCTCCGGGGTCACCATCCAGTGTCCCCTTTTGAAGCATTGTCAGGCGCTTCCGATTTGCCATCACAAAGCCAGCCGGATCGGCATCCTGTAACTTCTTAGTATTTTTTACGGCACGCTCAAAGCTATCCAATGCTCTAGCCTGAGCGCCCTCCAAAGCTAGCGTATTTGTTTTATTATCGGGGGTTCCCGTAGCAGCTTGCGCCGCTTTCATCTGCGCTACTGTTTTTTCGCGCTCTTTATCCCATTGATCCCTGGGCGTCACTCCTAGTATCATGGAAGTATTCTGTACTGCTAAAGCGTTCTCAGCCCTACCCAACCAACGAGACACAGCCGCATCTGTAACCTTATTCTTTGGAAGCGCTCGCACATCTGCAGCAAACGCATCCACATCTGAGCGCTGCAAAGTTCTCTTCTCTGCCTTCTCTTCAATTCCAGAAAGACCGGCATTAATAGTTTCTATGTCTACCTTCGTTTTCCCCTCGGCGAGTTTTTTAAATAGATCAATCCATCTTGCTTTTTGAGTCGGATCAATTTCATTCAACGCTGCCGCCATCTGAGGGGACATCTTCACTCCATCCCCCGCCGTCATAACTGGAACGCTATACTTCTCGCCTTTTGCATCCAGAGCTTTGGCTTCTCGGTCGTCAATCAATCCAAGTTTATTTGCTTCGAATGGTGTATACTGTACTGTGTACCCTCCTGCTAAGCCATCCCCTGCAGGTTTAGCTTGATTAGCAGTTAAGTAACTGATGGCCATCCCATAATTTTCGCGGTCTGCAAGACCCAAAATAAATTGCTCCGCTGTTTGCTTTAAGTATTGAGATCGTACCGCCTGCGCCTTTTCTGGACTTAAACCTTTTTCGTGTATAAGTTGGGATGTGAACGCATTAAAATTTTTAATCTCAGCATTCATCTGGGCTTCGATAGGATTCTCAAAAATTCGACTCGCGGAAGTATTCGAGTACTCCCCCACACGGGTTATGTTGTTTTTCTCTAGTCTTTGAAAACTTCTAATCTGGACTGTGGTATTTACATCATCCTGGAGTCTTGCTGAGTAGGATGCAAACTCCCTAGTTAATCGGGGGTCACCCTTGGAATACTTGTTCGTAACCTGCGCAATCTCTGGCTCCAGATTTGTCTGAACTATTTTACCATAATCCGACCCGTCTGCAGCACCCGTCTCATCCGCAATCTCAATAGCTCTTTTTGATGCATTATTTAAAGCATCAATCCCCTCTGCACGATCAATAGTTCTCTGCGCCTGTAATTGTTGGTCGCCAAGTTCGGCGATCTTCACACCTATATTTGCAATAGCCTCCCCTTGCATCCGGGCATCTCCAGTGGATGAGATGGGGACGGGGGAACTTACGTTCATTCGGGGCGCTTCTGATGGTCTGGGTATGAAAGCCATTACAAAATACTCTTCAATCCGGTGATTGCATTACCACCAATTTGTAGCGCATTCGTAAGGGGATCCCGAAGGCGCTCCGCCGTTTGATGGGCATTGTCTGCCCTAAGCATTGCGAGTCTCACGTTCATATCTGATTCCCGCTTAATCGCCAAAGATTCTTGCTGCCAGGTGTACGTTTGAGCGCTGAAAAAATCCACGGTAGAAGTGGAGTCAACCCCACCTTTAGCAAATCCGGTGCGCTGCTCACCCTCGAGTTGTGCGGTCTCCCTCTCAAAAATTTCCCTTTGACGTATACCCGCAAGTCGAGAAAACTCAGCCTGTTCTCGGTAGAAAGACGCATTCTGCGCCTCCGAGTCGGCCTGGTCCATGTTTGCTTTAAATTCCCCGTAGCTCTTGAGAACCAAGCCGCCACCGAGAAGGGCTAAACTTACCGGATCCATTTGTACCTCTTACTCATAAACTACCATATTTGTGACAATGTGGGTAATCTGCATCGGAAGCGGAATGCGACTCTCCACGACAACCTTCGGCCTCCGCTCGTACCCGCGCGGAAAATCCATCGTTTTTGAACCCGTGTACATCGGCTGCGGGTCGCCCGTGTTTTCGGGGGATGGGAACACAACATCCTCCGGATCGTCCATAGGGGTGTTTTCTTCCTCCACCGAAGCCGCGCGGCCTACGCTAGCTCCGACCGTCCGGTAAAAATGAACCGTTATTTTATTGACCCTTCGAGGTTGCTCTTGCGATGTCCCAAGCTGTGCCGGAACTTCCGCAGTCACAGGTACTACCCGCCCAGTGTAATTGAACCCAACTATGGCTTTGTAGGTGTCGAAAATGTTCGACTCAATGTCCGCACTAATATCAATTTTTTGGTCTGCATCTACCGTGTACTCCCCAAGGTAGTACCCATTGCACACTACGGAAACTTCCTGGCCCTCGGAAGCATACGAAAGCGTAAGAACTCCCCTAGGACTATCGTCGGCTTCCGTAAAAAGCTCTGCGCAATCTAAGTACACGGGAACCTGCTCCGAGCGCACATCCTCTTCAATCTCGCTAAGAAACTGCCAGTCATCCACACCGATAGTGCGGCCTTCAAAATCTTGGCCCATTCGCTCGATGAACCAGTTATTGACCCAATCGTCTCCGTCCTTAACCCCTCGCAGTGTGACCATCCAAAGCTCATCCTGCTCAACGGGTCCGGGGTACTGGATTACAGAAAGTGATTTCACTTTTGGTTTAAACGGTTGGTCCCCATCCTCATCGGTGAGAAAACTATCCCCGCCAAGTTCGTGGTAGTGCCACGCGGAAACTTGCTGTTGCCTCTCCCGAGTCAAACCCAGAAGAGCCCCATTCTCATCCGCCAACCAAAGAATTCCATTCGGAACGGATTGGAACGCCATGGAACGAAAGCGACCCCCGAGGGCATCGAGAGCGTAATCGTTCTCAAATGTGGATTTTCTCGCGATATGCTCAGCAATAATATTTAAGTTTGCAGCTTGGTAGGAATTCTCGTCCAAAGAGTAAACAAGCTCCCGAATCGTCCGACGATCCCGCTGAATAAATATTGTTGTATTCTCGAGAGAAATGGCCTGCGCGTAGGGGGATCCATGCGGAGTCTCGGCATTGGATGAAAAGTTAGTGAGCGCAATGGACAGCCTTTGATCGGGCCCTTGCGCGATAAATTCGCTAAAATTGGTCCCGACCGTAATCGTCTTTTTAGGCACCATCCATTGGATGAACCCCACTTTATTCGACTTTAGAGGGGACGAGAATGCATCATTAGCCTCTGCCGGATCCGCAAAGTCGGGGTCCTGCTCAAACCTACGAGTTCGGAACATCGCCACGTTGTCCACCTGGGAAAACCACATGCGATCAGGGAAGCCCTTATTTCCGCCGAAAACGAGGCGTCCTTCGAAAAAGGTCACCGTCCGAGGCCATCCGTAATCTCCGGAGTCCCAATAAGACAACTCATAATTCGTTCCGGCATCCACACCGTAATCATCGGGTGTTGCGCTCGTATCGCCACCGAGGACAGTCGCGGTCAATGTACCGGGGGCTCCCGGAGTAAACGCTGTTACTGCCACGGCGAAAGTTTTGGCAGCGGATGAAAACCTAATCGTGCGCCCTATCCAGCCTTCGCTAAAATCTGTATCCCCCACATCGGGGGTTAGAGTCACTACCCCTGCAATTGGTGCGGAAACTGTAATCTCCGCAGTAGCGTCGGCATCTTGCACTAGTGGCTGCATTGGGATTGCATCCCATTGATCCACCGATGGAACTGCCTCATAAAAAGGGGCCAACTCAAACGTGTCTGGAGCGGTGTACTTGATAATAAAAGGAAATGTATCGCCATGTGAAAGAAAGAGAATATCCCCCGCCTGCGCGTACTGTATCTCTTCAAGCTCCCCATCAAACACAAAGTAACTATTGTAGGCACCCAAACCGACGCCGTCGGTATCCGCCATATTCACTACATTGTACGCCACAAATCTAACCTTGTACGACTCGAGAACTGTGTCGTAGCACTGCACGAGTAGAATTTGCCAGCGACGCCCATTGGACGTCGTCATGGGTATTAATCTAGCGTCGGCCACTTGTTCGTTTGTATCCAAGATAGAAATATCGGAAATATTCGCAACCCCAAGAGTTCCAGGACGCCGCCCTGCTCCGCCCTGCGGGTACACGATCATGTTTCGGATATCTTCGGCGGATTGGTTGTATTGCTGTGTATCTGTTCTACCTAAAAATTTAGGGGAGCACTCTCCCGCTATTAGGGAATTTACGATGCTATTCGTTTTTGCCATCGCGCCCCCTTAGTATCTACGAAACGCCAACCACTCGTTCGCCTCGACTTGTTTAGTGGAGCCCACTTGGGCATCAAATGTCTGGGCGTTCTTCCGCCAGCGATCAAAATCTTTTTCTAGCGATTCTTTCATAGCCGTAGACTGCGTAATCGCGTAGCAAATGTCCACCGCCAAAGTGAAAGCGAGAAGTTCGCAAAACGTGTCATCATACTTCGAAACATCCGTCACTTTTGAAATGTATTTCACTTTCAAAGTCGATTCGTTACAAGCAATGCGCTTTCCTGCTATTTCTTCCCAATCATCAAGATCAGCTAAGTCTGTTCCGATCACCCGCAAACAATCCGAAGGTAACTGGTAAACGTAGTCGTACTCAAAAATATCGGACGGAGTGGGGCTTATTGCCGCTAGCTCCACGTAGGTCACAGCGAAGTTCCAAGGGTGAGATCGCAGAAGGGCATCCCTCCGAATAGGGTATGCAGCTTTAACTAGGCGAGCACGGTTGCTATTATCGTTCTCCGACAGAATAGACTCCGCCCCAATTTTACTCAGGGCGGAATTCTGAATCTGCGTTTGCGATGTAACACTCATGCTCGCCTACCTTAATTACTCTACGACGTATTCAATCGAGCAATAAATGATAGCTGCGGTTGCACCTGAAGTAGCTCCAGAAAACGTAAGCTCAACTGGAGTGTCTACGGTGAACTTTTTCTTCACGATAGCTGCGCCCGTACCAGCGGTAAGAGCCAACGCTTGACCGGAAGCATCCGCCCCCGTGTGGAATGCATCATCATCGGCAACATCGGCAGTCGTAGCAGGGTACCCAAGTTTCAGGGTTCCCGTACCGCCAAGGTCGCCGGATGTTTGCAGCATAGCGCGCAAAACTCGCGCGCCAGCAGGCAAAACTCCAAACTTCACGATATCCGCACTGGCAGCATCAGCCGCCAATGTGATTTGATCGTACATACAGCGCACACGCCCATTTTTTTCACCGATTGGGTACTTTCCGCCGCCACCATTCGTGACGTAAGCTGCGGTGTGATTTAAACCATAAATAGTAGCCATTTTATTTCTCCTTTGAAGGAAGTGGGGAGGTGTGCAGTCCCTCCCCTACTCCAATTAGCTTTCGGTACAGAAGGCGATGACAACCTTCTCCTCTTCCATCCGCACTCCACCGAGTGCCATGGAAGCGTACACCTGGGTCGAGTACGACTTGTCGTCTCGTTCCGAGATGCGTCCCTTCATTTCTGAACCAACACCCAAAATAAGGCCGTCTTGAGCCCAAGCGATGACCTTCCGTTGGCCAATCAAGCTAGAACCCGATCCGACTGCACCCGTTGTTGGGGAGCCTGAAAGTGCGGCGACTTGGGCACCGAGACGTTGCGTGCGATGGAATTGGAATCCCATGTACGTGTCGATCTCACCCTTAACGAGCGCTTTCACGGTGTTGAAATCCGCAGAAGTCACTTGATCGTCGCCCAAGAGCGAATTCAACTGACTTTGAGCGACAGCGATGTGGAGCGGGATGCTCTCATCGACGTCGTTCACACCGAAAAGCGACTTAATCGCGATCAGTGTACGGACGTTGAGGTTGGAGAATGCGGAGCCGTTGTTGGCTGCGTATTTTTGGCTGTTCGGGTGAGCAGCGGTACCGCCTTGGCTTTCGCCAGTGACAGCCGTTGCATCTGCCGATGCGATAATGACGTCATCCATCGAGCGACCGAGTGCCCACATTGCGGCCATCATGTACTCGCTGGAAGGGTCATTGAGCATACGAACTTTATCGAGATCATCGATAAGATCCGACCACTCATAGTCCGCCAAATAGCACCACCGACGGGAGTGGGGCGTATCAATTTGTGGCGTATCGCCATGGCGGGACGTTTTCACCTGCGCGGTTACAGCGCCGATGCGATCAAACGCCTTTGCTTTTCCATTAATAGATTCCTGGCGCACGAACGGGCGTAGCCGGGAACCTTTTTGTTGGGAAAGCATATAGACGTTCGAAGAATACTCTTGAACGAATGCTTCGGTAATTTGGACAGACATTGTGTCTACCTCCGGTTAAAAAGTTAAAGTTCGCTGAGCCTCTGAGTTGCCCGCGCAAGCGGATTCGGAACTTTTTTCTTAAACGGAGATCGGATTGCCCGGTTGTCCCCTCGAAATAAAATTTTCTGAGCCTCACCTTAAAGTATGGGGGAAAGGCTCAGATAAATCAAACAGCTTTTGGGGGAGGAAAGCGCATAGCGTAGAGCTGATTCACTTTCTCCTTGGTTTCCACATGCTTAGGGTCCAATTTGTTCCAATAAGGACCCTTAACATCACCCTTGATAGCATCAATCTGCTTCTGAGCCTCTTGAGGAGACAGCATAGACCCGCCTGAGCCCCCCTCACCCCTGATTTTATCTTCGGAAATGGTGCTCGAAAGTTTATTCAAGAATTTTATGAACCTAGCGTCCTTACCAAGTCCACTTTCTCGGATGTATTTCACATCCTCCTCGTCGCCATACACTTTCATGACAGCTTTAGTAGCTGCAATCTTATCATTGTAGGCTGCGCCCCACTCTTTTTGGAGGGCATCAAGTCCAGCTTGCACCGATTGCTGCATTTCTGCCTGCATGGATTTAAAAGCCGTCTCATTTTCTTTGGCAAACCACTCCGCCATAGTTTTTGCTTGGCTAGGAAGTATGTTCGCACCATGTGCAGTCGCCTTAAACTTATCCAAGAAGTCTTTGTCGACTTTTCCATCCCAAGTTTTATCAAGATCCACCTTGTAATCTTCCGCTTTTTCGGGGACGCCAAGTTTTTGAAAGACTTGCTTCCAATCGTCTCCTGTAGCATTCGCTCCGGGGATTGCGATCTTGTCCGCACCGATCATCGTCTGCGCACTCGCGTAGGATTTCACAAGTGACGGGATATCCGCGATATTCTTCATGAACCCGGCATCACGATACTCGGGCGCAAGGGCATCCTTCCAGTTTGTGGGGAAAACTACGGGGCTACCTCCAGTATTTGGAGCTGCAGGGGGTGCTGCCCCTCCTGCCGCTGCCAATGGTTGCTCTTCGAATAATCCTGCGTTTCCTGCATTAGGCTCCATGATGACTCTCCTCTACCATTTGTTTAATTTTTTCTGGGTCAGTCCCCAGAATACCCAATATCCTAAGCACAACTTTTCGCTGGCCTTCTTTGAACGCCATCTCGTGAAGATCTTTCGAGAACGTGCTCTCGCCAAGGTAGTTCGAAGCCACGAGATCGTTTAAAACTCGCATACCTTGTTCTGATGAAAATGTGCGCTTGTAATCTGCAAGCTTAGCCTGACTGCGTGCTATGAGCAGTTCTTGTTCCGAATTCAATTTTTCTTTCGCCATTACACCCTCTGAGGAGCTACCTTAGCGGCGGCACTAGTTAACTTGCTTGCAGAATCAGCCTGCATAGCTTCATTTTGGGCATCCATTTGTGCCTGAGCTGCTTTTTCCCTTTGTGCTCTTATAGCCTTGATTTCCTCTTCATTACGAATAATTTCTTGAGGAAAATTAGTGAGCTTAGCAATATACTTACCAGCCTTCACACCATCGAATATATCCAACATGCTAGGATCAGCCGATGCGAAGGGCGCAATCGTTTGCATAGTTCTATTGATACTCTGAAGCTCACTTGCCCGCTGGGCCATCGCCATGACAGAGGAGTACTTGAATTGAATCGGGATCCCAGCAAGCTCCGCCGGAGGCTCAGGGATTTTGTTCTTCCGCTCAGCAATGTGGTACACGCGCATGAGCGTAGGCTGTAAATTTTCCGACTCCTGCCTTGCAAGCATCGGCCCTAAGAACCGTACTGCTTGCTCGACACGTTCGGAGACTTCGGTAGCCGTCATTTGCGGTCCTTCACGAAGTTTTAATTGATCTGCATAAAAAGCTTCTTTAACTTGCGTCTGGATCATCTGGATAAGCTCGATACCGTAATCAATCCGAGCGTCATTGAAAATAGGAGTGATCCTATCCTCGGAACCAGCGCGAAAGAAATTCAACCCCGCAGGACGTGTCTTAATCGGAAGGATAAATCCATCATCGGGTACTTGTAGCGGGGGATCGACAGTCTTTTGACCACCTTTTAAGGTAGTCTCCATCATCTTATTTGCAAGCTTAGATGGAGGCACGGCCTTCTCGCCACATCCTCGCCCGTAAGTCTCACCAGACGACTTCGTCCAGCGGGACACCACATACGGGGATTCCATGTACCCCTCTACAGAAAGATCCTGCTTCTCGGTCACCAACACGTACTGGGAAACGAACTTCTTACCCTTTAAACTCTTGCCGTAGGATCCATCAACAGCCACGGGGTACACCGCATGGACGACTTCAAACTCCTCACCCTTTTCAGACTTGTGGGCATCTTGAACTTTCTTAGGGAGCTTATCGAACCCAAAGTCATCGACAAGGTCGCGTGCTTTCGCTTTGTAACAGCGGTAAACGCAATCAACTATGCCTCGAGAATTCTCCTCGATATACATTTCCTTAATGAACCGAGTACAAAATCGCACAATATCGGCGTCGTCTTCCTCGATAGTCTTCGTACCCGTCCCGAAATTCACTAGGTCTAGGTCGAACTCGTGCTCTTCAGTGTGGAAATTAGAATTCGTCAAAATGTCGTGGATAATCCGAACTACTTTTTGGATCCACTCTCGAACATTATCGTTCTGATCGAGCGCCAAATCGCCCGTAGTCATGTTGAAGAAGTACCCCGAAGGATTCGTTAACATCGAATGAAGCGCACCCGCCAAGAGTTCGGAGTACGTCATCGCGGTTGTGTCTAGGAGATCATTGTACTTGGGCTCCCCTGGAAACTGAGTATTCTGAATATCGTTCTTCCGGGGAACTACCCAATCGCCGATCGCTTGCCAAACGGACTCAAAATTAACTCTCTTACCTTTAAGGGCATTGAGCTTATTGATGATCTGGACCGGGGTTTTCGCTTTGTTCATTTAAATCCTGACGCCGCTTCCGGTAGTCGTGAGAAGACCTTGTCGCCCGGGGGCCTTCTTTATCGCTTCACCTTTTGCTTGGTTTATCGCTCTTACCGCGTAAATCCCTTTTCCTTCGCGAGCTTTCGAAAGGTAGCTAGCGATCGTACTCGAGTCCGCACCACTTTGGTAAAGCCCCACAAGCTCCCTCTGAGAAATTTTATCGAGTCCATTCCCGCCAGTTGCATCCGCAAAAAGAGCGGCACGAGCGTTAGCCTCTGCAGTCGCCGACTCCTGCGCTTGCTTTGCTGCCTTCTCAGACGGGGTTTCAAACCCCAGTCCGCCAGTGACACCCTCAAGCACCGATGGTGCTACGGCTTTGGCAGCGTTAACTCCAAAAATAAAAGGGGCTGCCGTTAGGGTAGTTGTGATCCCCACCGCAGACGCGAGAGGATTACGAAATGGATTTGGAATTTTTATTCCGAACATGTATACTCACCTCACACTTTAAACATATCATACTGGTACTCGGAGGTCTCAGGCAACCTCCTTCTGTCGAGCATGTCCTTCCCAGGACGAATCGCCATCGCCATGAGGCGGAAAGAGTCCGCCCCGTGCGAAGCCCAATCATGCTTCGGCGTGTCAGTGTACGTCATATTTTTCTCGTCGTACTTCTTTTGGTAGTTTCTGAGCGCATCGAGTCCGTCCGCACACTTCTCCGCATCAAACCAGCACATTGGCAAAAGCCTCCGAACCGCATCGATCCCATCCGCAACCTCTCGGCGCTTGTGAACAGTGAGCGGCTTAAGCCCGAGTTCCCGAGCCGCCACAGAGCGCTCTTTGCCAGTGACAAGATCTCGAGACCCGCCGTCATGGGGCCAGTGATGCTCCCGGTAATTGTACTCCTTACGCCAATCCTCTTTCAGTTTTTTGATATACCATGGAACCCCCTCACCATTGTTCTCGAGGTAGTCGATGATCCTTTTTTCCTGCCCCGTTTGCTGGGAGAACCAGATCGTCATCGTATCGTTGATTCCAAGGTCCCAGAAAGTATCCACTTGCAATGCGGGATCGTGGGGAACTTTCCCGATCTGCCCCTTCTCTTCAATAGCTGCTATTGCTTTCCCGTAGTACGCTCCGCCAAGTGCGGCTGTGAAAGAGCACTCCATCTCCTGGAGATACTCATCCTCTGTCATTTCAGCTTTCAGAGCTGTTAACTCATCCGGGGGTATGATTCCTGTTTCGCTTGCTTTAAAGACTGCAGTGTACCAGTCACCGGTCTCGTTCCTCTTTCCAATATCGTACACCGTTTTGAAATGATTAGAACCATTTGGAGTACCAATAAATATTGCCCACCCCAAGCGATCAGAAAGTGCCGGACGAATAACCTTCCCCCAGATAGTGGGATTCATGCTTGCAAATTCATCAAGCACACAACCATCCAGGTACATACCCCGAACTGAATCAGGGTTTTCAGCTCCAAGTAGGAAAATCTTGATGCGATCGCCAAGCCATGGGCGCGGAATGGTGCAAGTTAAGCGTTGTTGATTGTACTCAACTCCTGGAATGCCCCGTGAGAATTTCTTGAGCATATCCCAGCTAATTCTCTCAGCCTGTCCATATGTTGGGGCAACATATGCCAACTGTGGATTTTCTTTTGAACATCTTAGAGCCTTGTCTAAAATCTCATTAATTGCGAAAACCGTTTTCCCAAATCGTCGGTGGCAGCATAGTACATTGAATCTTTTAAGCTCCCTATGGAGTCTATCTTGCAGCTTCCTCGGGTTGTACCCAGTGCTAACTCGAGATCCCATCCATGGCTCTCTTTCTTGAATAGTGGCGATTACTAATGCAAATTTTGCAGGCTCTTTTTGGAGAGTACCGTCCTTTAGCTAAAAATTCATACGTAGTGACAGTATCAAATAGGTGGCCTTGAGCACAGTGAGTTTTTTTCTGCCCACTCGCCCTACCCTTATCAGACATATCTCTCATGTTATCAGTGCCAGTCCCTAAAAATAAATGTTGGGGATTAACACACGCGGGCGTATCGCACTTATGCAACACGAATTTATCCCCAATCTCCCCAGAAAACATTTGAAAGGCTGCTCGATGCGCGAACATCTTTTTGCCGCCGTACCTAAATTTACCGTATCCTTTATGGTTTAAATGCCCGCCCCATATCCAACAACCCTGCCTACTACTGCCTTTAACCTGCCTATGGAAACGCTCTTCAGGTTCGAAATCTCTCCATCTAGTCGCCATCTTTTTCCTCTTGTACTTCTCGTCTGATCCCTGTTTCTATGACAAATGTAAGCGGCTGCCCCTTGTCGCCAGTGAGTTTTGTCTGATTCCCGAATTGTGCCGGATTCGATTTTTCTGCCGCCCATTTGTAAACGTCAACTTTTAGCTTTGTATCTATGGAATTCTCCGCTGTATCCACCGATTTGTCAAAGAAAGTATCCCCCCGATCAAGCTTAGCCTGCCGTATCTGATCCCCGAAACTTTTCTCATCCCGAATCCACCCTGTAACTGTCCCGTAATCGAGATTTAACTCTTCGCACGCTTTAGTGAGCGTCTTCCCTTTGACGATTTTCTCCGCCACCAGATCGCCAACGAGTGGGGAAAACTTAGACCGCTTCAGCCTCCCTAGAACCCCCGGACCAACGCCCCTCTCGAGATACACAATCCTTCCATCCACTTCGAAAGGAATCAAATCCTCAAAGCGATCATTCAATAAATCATTAGTGCTAGCTTGTATGCTTACAAGTTGCATGGTTGCTACATCGATTCCCTCGATGAGCCCTTGATCGTTTGTGCGGTATCTTAAATTTATTGGTGCTTTTGGGACCGGTCTCGCCAGAGAGGAGGCCCCCTCTGGCGATACGGATGGACTGAGAGATTTAGCAGGATCGACGATACTCATAATTTCATGATTACATGCGTGAGTCAATTAGGGAACTGCATTCCTATGCGCATAATGTTGGTATACTGCAGCATTGTTACTTTGTTAAAATAACAAATTCCATTTATGAAAAGTCGATTTTCTGTGAATGAGTGCTGCGTTGAGTCATATTAAAATGGGTTTTCCGGCCAATGGGTGCAGGGGTCTCCTCTGGGCTCCGGGCTGCCTTTGGCCCCCGGTACCCCTTCGAGACTCGTTCCGAGGTCTCTACGAGGCTTTTAGCCCTGTATCCAGGGATCCTGGATACCCTGAGCCCAGAAGGATTCGCTAGTCGCTCATCATATACACTGGGGG